CCTTTTGCATTAATAGTAAAACCATGTTTTGCTAAATCGGTAGAGGCTTTTGACATGTCAGCCATAGATTTAAATGTAACAGTCATCTTTTTAAATTCTGTGATAGTTTCTTTTTGTTCATCAACTAACTTTGATAATACGTTGATACCTTTTGATCTGATTGCAGCTTTAGAACCAGGATCCATGTCTTTAATCATCTTACGAATACCTGATGTTACGTCTTTATAAGATTTTTTAGACCAAACTTTTTTGATATTATCTAATTGTTTGTCTGACATTCTACCTCTTATGTCAACGTATCCCGTAAACTCACCTAAAATTTGTTTTACTGTTTTTACAGGTAACTTCATTAATTTTGCAATCTCTTCAGCACCTTTACCTTGTTTTTGTAGGGCGTCTATGTCTGACATTTTACCCTCAGCTCTTAATGTTTTAAATTCTTTTTTCATTATTTTGTCAGCAATTTCGTGTCCCTTCTTAATTGTTTTTTTATCTAAAGGCGGTTCATCATTATATTTTTTCTTAGCAGCTGCCATACCAATTGCATAAGCGTCATCTTTGGCCATTTCAGATAGTTCTTCATTAACTCTTTTTAATACTTTCAAAACATCAGGATGTTGTGATAAACCTTTTGCAATCTTTTCGATAGCTGCAACGGCACCCGAATAGTTACCACCTTTATATCTTGGATCATTTGCAATACCGTAAGCCATTTTAATTTGTTGAGAAGTAAACTCTACAATAGTTTCTTCATTTTGTTCCGATTTCGCACCCTTAGGTTTAATTTCTATATCTATTTGCAAGTAACCATCGTCTTCACCACCATCAATACCCATTTCTACTTGATCTCTGGATATGCCTTTGCTTTTTAAATAATCAATAATAGCACCTAAATCTTGTTCAGCGTCCCACTCTTGCGATGGTTCATATTCTTTTGTCATACCTATTGTGCCATCATCATCTGTATCAATACTAATCATACCGTCTGTTACAATGTCTTCGATATCTTTTTGTGCTTGATTAACGTCTAAAGCAGTTTTTACATCTGACTTAGGTTTATCATCTGACTTCGGTTCTTTTTCTGTTGGTTCATCTTTTACTTTACCATCTTTATCAGTTGGTTGTAAAACACCATTTACATTTTTATGTGTAACTTTACCATTTTTACCGTATCGACCAAAACTCATGTAAGTTAAACCCATTGATCTAGCTTTGTCTGTTACATCTTCATCTTCGTTTAATTTTTCTTCCGACATCTTATCCATAGCTTTCTTTTTAATGTCGTTAAATTTTAACATGGTACCTTTTTTTCTTTCAGCTTCGGCAGCTTTATTTTTTGCCATCTTATCTCTTAGATGTTTGTATGCAATACCCACTTGAAGTAATGGTTCACCTGTTTCAGGATTAACCATCTTTTGTGTCGCAGCCTGAGTAGCTTTTGCTTTATCTTTTTCTGCCTTTTGTTTTAACAAATTGATTTGATCGTCTTTCTTTTCAAGTTCTTGTTTTAATCTTTCAGTTTCGTTATCTTCTTCTTTTAAATTTCTTAATTGATCTGCTCTGTATTTGTGTTTAGAAATTAATCTACTTACTGCTAAATCAGATACAAAAGGTATACCTGCTTTTGCTAATTTTTCTAATGCATTTTTATTACTATCAAACTTATCTAAAATACCCATAAGTTTATGAGCTTGATCTGTAGATATTCTTCTACCTTTTAAAGGCATGTATGCTTTCTTTAACATACCAAGTTGTGCGTCTGAAAAGTTTTCAGGTAACATATCAACTTCTTCTTTTAGTTTACTGATATATCTGTTATGAATTTGATTTCTTTTAGCGTAATCTTGTTGTGAGATATGACCTCTTTTCATATGTCTATCATAGATACCTTGCATTTCTTTTTTATCTGCTGGTGTACCAAATGCTTTTACAAGTTCTAAGGCATTTAAAGAATGTTCGTTATCGTTTTCATTCTTTTTATATTGTTTCATTGTAAACTTTTCGTTCATATCTGGATTGTATTCTAAGTAATCGGCAACTGAGTTTACATAATCTTTTGCCTTTGTAATTTTAGATTGCACCCATGCTTCTAAATTATCTGAATCTGTTTTACCTTTTAACATAGAGGAAAGTTTAAGAGCTTTATCTGCAATAGCTTCTAGCTCACCTCTCGCCATTGAAATTTCGTGGTCATCTTCTTCTCTAACCTTTTTGAGCAATTCGCTCATTGTTTGTCTGTATCTACTCATAGTTCCTCTATTTCTAATCTTAATAAGTTTTTACCTTTCATTATCCTGTGGTAAACTTCTTTTTTAATATTATAAGTTTGTCCCATTAACAAAGGGATAGGAAGTTCATTGTCCATTTGAATCAACCATCCGTCTCCACTTATAACTCTAACTTTTCGATCTCGTTTATCTCTATGCCAAACAAGTTCGTCATCATTAACATTATTATCAAAAGTACGGATGAATTTTCCATTTATTTGAAAATCATCTAAGTACGTCATTACCAATAAAAGTTTCCACCCCCACTCATACCTAAACTTTTTGCATATCGTGGTAAATTACATGCCCAATATGCAGCTTTCGTTCTATCTTTTTGCTGGTCACATTTGTGCCTAGCTGCGAAAGATTTTCTTGCTTCTGGATTTTTTAACTTAACACTTAATCCAGTTGTGTCGCCCCAAGTAACTTTCTTTATCTTGTCACCGTCTTTGACGAACACATAAAACTTTTTAGGTCCACCTCTTTTTGGTTTGTTTAGTGGTGGGTTCTTTTCTTCTTCTTCAATCGGTATATCTAAAGGTACTTTTTCTTCGTTATATGTACCAAACTCACCAATATCAGTATTCAATAATTCTTTATCCCAACTATCTAAACCCTCTAATAAACCCTCATTATATAATTCTCTTGCCTCTCTAAACAAATTATAAAACTCTTCACTATGAAGTCTATAGATGTTTTCTGCAAAAGGTATATTGTTCTCTACATGATAGTGAACAGATTTACTTATTTTGTCTTTATAATCTCTAAAACTTAACATTATATTTTACTCAACATCTTAGATACAACATCATCCAACTTCATTTTCCATTCTTCTTTGTATCTTTCTTTATATTTATATATTGTGGACTCTTGGTTTGCCCATTCTTTTATATCATTTTCAGTAGGTTGATCTTCTCTTTCACGTTCTAAAAACCCTTTAATTTTCTTCTTAACCACCTTTTCGCCACTACCTGAGGCAGATGGTTTATAACTACCATTCTCATAACCAGGAAAGTTTTGTTCTCCTGGTGTTATTGTTGAGGCATGTTTAGCATAATCTTGTCCTATATCGTATGCTTCTGGCACACAATTAGGAACTTGTTTATTTCCTTTTTTCTTCATTCCCACTTGCTTATAACCTTTCCAACAAGCGTCAACTAAATCTTGTTTTAACTCACCAAACATCTTCTTATATTTGCTAGTGTGTTTACTTGGTTTAGTCTTAGCTGTCTTATCTCCTGGAGCAGGATCATTGTCATTCTTTGTAGTATCAGTATTTCTAAAGTGAGCAGCTCTTTTATCTTTTACATCTTTTTTTAAATCTCTGTAATATTTTTTAGGTTGTGTACCTTTTTGTTTGGTAACATCTTTATCCTGAGGTAAACTATCTGTGTGTCCATATTCTGATTTCTTTTCACTTACTGCTTTGAAACCATAATCTATGTCCAAATTAAATTCTCTCATTGCTACTTCTTTATTTGCTGATACAGGAATACAATCCCAAATCCAGCATTTGTGTAAATTATTTTCTGTATCTTCTAACACAACATAATTAGTACCTCTTCTTTTTACAATCCCTTTAAAGTCTTCTTTGACATTATTAACTTTATCTCCGATATTAAAAATCATTTCTCTAATGTAGAGGTCTCTAATTTGTTGTTGTTCAAATTCTTCTAAACTTGCAACAGGTTTATATGTTCCTAAACCAGCATGTGCCATACCGCCATATGAAGCTGCAAGTTTCATTCCTTTTCTTACGTCTTTCATTAATCTATCTGCGTCAACACCTCTAGGTAATCCTTTTTTAAAATTATTTAAATCACCTTTGGCAGCCGCAGCTCTCATTTTGCTAGCACTCATACCAGTTGCGCCTTCGGCATCCGGATCTCTTTCACCTGCACTAACAACTTTTATACTATCAAAGTCATATAAACCATGTCTGCTTGAAACACCATTATATTTTTTTAAAATAGTATCAAATTCTCTTACTCTATCACTACCCACAACCATAGTAACATCTGTATAACCTTGTTTATGTAATTTAGTAGCAATATCTAATACCATATTTGTAGTATTAATTTCTATGTTTCTTGCATATTGAGGAAACATCTTTTTCATATATGCTAGTTTTTGTTGTGGTGATAATGGATTCTTTTTAGGGTCTTCACTTCTACTTAAAAAGATTTTAAAATCTTTCGTAGGTATAGACTGTACTTTCTTAATAAGTTTTTCATGCCCAATTGTAGGTGGGTTAAATCGACCAAATGTAAATGCAATAGATTTACCTTTTGCTTCATGCATTTCTAAATCATCTATCTCATCTGGAGTTACTTTACCATCATCTAAAATCTTTTGACATTTTTTATAGAATTTTAAATAGTGATATTTTTCTAACATTTTATAAATTACATTTTTAGGTAATCTATTTTTTACACCAAACTTTCTGATTTCATCTGGTGACATATCTTTATCAAATGCAGCTCTTCTATCTGCATCCACACCATCACCTATTTTGATGATCTGTTCTATATCATCTTCAATTTCATTTAACTTATCATTTAGTTTATCTTGTAAATTTAAAACATCATCTGGTTTCAAATCTTCTAATTCTCTGTAATCTATAATATCTCTTTTTAATTCTCCTTTAACAATATCTAACTCTTGTACTTTTTTGTTAAAGTCTTTGATATACATGTCTATATCAAATGTAAAATCATCTGGTCTTTTTATAAACTTATTTCCCTCAATATCAAATACAGCGTCTGCCTTTTTGTTTTGGTCATCATAAGTTTTTTTATCTGTAATAAAATAATAGTTAATAGGGTGTTCAGAACCAGGTATTAATTTACCTTGAATATTATCTGGATTTTTAGATGATAGATATTTCTTAGATAGTCTTTCTCTTTCACTATCTTGTTTATCAGCTGGCACATCAAACAATACATTAATGTCTAAGTCTGCGTCAGTTCTATATCTTTTTGTAAGAATAGAACCTATTAATGATGTTTTTAAAATAGGATATTCAGATTCAAATTCTTTTAACTGATCTTCTATTTGTTTTTTAACACTATCTTTTATTTTAGGATTAGATGTATTAGCGTCATCAAATACCTTAGGTGCATACGTCTTACGTGGTATGTCTATGATACTTTCTAATATTTTATTTTTAAATGACATTACGTTCTCTTCCTTGCTTGTAATTCTTTTTGCACCCATTGTTTACCCATATAATTATTTATTGGTGCTCTTAGTAAACTTGCTACTGTTCTATTACATTTATTTAATGTTTGTGTAATTAATTCTTTTTCACTTGCGCTATTATCAATGACTATAAATTGTCTATTACCAAATAATCTCTGTAATCTACCAATATTACTTTGTACTGTTTCGTGTGATTTTCTTGTAATATATTCTGGTACACTTCTCTCTCTTTTAGCATTTCTTTGTAATGCAACTTCTAAACTTGTATTTACAAATATCATATAACAATCATAACCCATATTGTTTAGCATTGAATGTTGTCTTGCAATAACGTCATAATCTCTAGCAGTACCGTCAATTACTAAACCTAAACGACCCATTACATATTGATCTAATGCTGTGGCAGCTGTTTGTTTTGCTCTTTTTCTAATAATATCTCTAAAATATCCTTCTTCATCTGGCATACTTAGAGATAAACTTGCCTTTTTCAAACCTCTTTCAAAGAAAGTATCTGAGTTTACAACTTTTAAACCTGAACCACTAAATGCATTTCTTGTTACAAACGATTTACCAGAACCTGGACCACCTGCTAAAAAGAATGCTTTTAAAATACCAGGATCGTAAACGCCCTCTTTTATAAACTCTCTTATCTCTTTTAAATTTTTCATTTAACTTCTCTTATGATTGTTTTAGCAATCTCTTCTGGTGTATGACCCTCTGCTTTAATATTGATTATTTCGTCTTTAAAATAATCTAACAGAGGTGCTGTTTCTCTGTGATAAACTTTTAATCTATTCTTTATAATTTCTGGTTTATCATCTGCTCGACCTCTTGCTGTTAATCTTCGTACCACTTCTTCCTCTGATACTTCTAAATTAACAACATAATCATAACCTATATTCTCTTCTTTCATTGCGTCAGCTTGTTTTACATTTCTAGGAAAACCATCAAACACATATCCTTTTTGAGCGTCTGGTTGATTTACTCTATCTTTAACTGCCTTAATAACAATGTTCAAAGGTGCAAATTCTCCTTTGTCTAATAATTCTTTTACTTTCTTTCCGTCTGGTGTATCTGTTTGTGCTAACTTTCTCATCATATCACCAGTATAGATATGTGGTATGCCTAGTTTTTTTGTTATGATTTCTGAGTAAGTTGATTTACCAGAACCAGGTCCACCTATCATTATAATTCTTTTTTGTTCGGCTTCAGTTATAAAATTTTTAAAACTTTTCATTAATGAGGACTTCCTACTGCTGAAGCGTGGCAATTACCATTTGATGAAAGTGTCTGTGATGGTTTTTTTTCAATTACTATACTGTCACCTACAGCGTGTAACTCTAAACTTCCTATCGTATTACCACTTTCATCTTTTAGTGTAATAAGATTGTTAGCAACTGTTGTTTGTATTCTTACAAAATGAGCTCTATTAAAATTATTATCACTTAGGGTATCTGTTACATTATTTCCTTTTATAATTAATGTTCCTTGATATCCACTTGTAGCCATATCTTATCCTTTAACCCAATCTTTATCTATTGTAAAGTTTGCTCTACTAAATTCTAATCTATCCACAAACTTAACTGCACCTGCAACTCTATCAACTGCAACATAACCCTCTGGCGCCGTTACTTTATAACCATTAGGTGTTCTTAAAAAATGTCCAATTGATTGTATCTCTGCTAGTTTATTAATTAAAACGTTCTTTGCATTTTGTAAAGTAACATGAGAAGCAATAGCAAAATAAATGGCAGTTCGGTTTCTATTTACAAATCGTGTTCCTTCTTCTTTAGCTTTGATGTATCTTTCTTTACCACGATCTGTTTTCTTTGCGTCTATTTCTTGTTGTAAAATATTTGTATAATATTCTTCAAACATATCAACAAGAGTTTTAACTTTTGTCATACTACCTTTGGTGTTTCTTATATAATGATTAAAAAATGTTTTTAATCTAAAACCAACTGTTAAACTATCGTTAGATGTTTTTGACATCTCATCTAAAACAGTAGAAGCCTTTTGTAAACTTCCCTCTGCCATTCTAATACTTGCGTCAAATCTACTTAACTCTGATTTAGTCATCTTACTAGAACCAGTTGTATCTCTATAAGCTGCGTCTGCTAAAAATACTGATTGTACATTTGACTTACCAGAAACAGTACCAAAACCGGCACGTAAACTTGCCATTGTTTTACCTGAGTATGATGTATGAAACACGATACCCATTCTTGCTCTTCTAATTCTTCTACCTATTTCTGAGTTTACAGGTACAGCATATGTTATTGTATTAGGTGTAAACGTAATCATAGAATCACCATCTATATTATCTGTCTTTAAATCACCTTTTGTAAATAGTAAATCACCTTGTAATATGCCTGTGATATTTAATCTTTTTAGTTCTCTTAAACATATATTTAACTTCTCGGCCACAGGACCAGAATGATTTTTAGATATGTCTGATGAAGTATAATTTATTTTTGGAGTAACGTTGAATACAGATTTAGTACCAACAAAGAATTTGCCATTTTCTGGATTAATACCACAGATTATAGCTGGTGCGCCGTCCCATTTGACGGACATATTAACTTTTTTACCTGAGTTACCCGCCAGCATATTTCTTACTGACTTTAAGAAGTTAATGGCGTTTCTGCCACCATTAGAACCACGATTGATTATATCGTCTTCTAAATGCTCTAAATGAGTATTCTTCTCCTTAGTAACAAAACCTTTAAAACTAAACATTTATTCTCCAATTTATCCATAACTATAATATCAAAACCCCATTAACAAATCAATAATACTATTTATAAGATTTAAACACGTAATCGCACATAATATGAGTAGGATATATGCCACCTTGTTTATTACGTATGTTGATCTTTAGGTCAATCATTGGTGTTTGGATTTCAATGTCCACTCTTTTACCTGGACCTGTCTTTCCACCATAGAAAATACTAGCTCTTTTAGGGTCTGCTAACTTTTTCATAAACTGTCTTGTCATTTTTAGATGATGTATTTCGCTAGGTCTTTTTGCATGTATATAATGATAACCATAACCTATACCACTCTCTAAAAACTTTCTAAATCTTGGAATGTCCATCTTTTTAATGTGTGAAAATAATTGTTTATGTTGAAATACTTTACCACCATAAGAATTAAATACTCTAGCAAACATCTTAGGATCAATACCTAACATCTTTAATAAAGATAGACCAAATGGATTTTTAACTGTGCCTAAGTTCATCATTTCATCTTTGATAAGATATCTACTTACACCTGCATTAAAGAATGTAACTGTACCTGTTGCCTTTAATGATAGATACGTTTTATTTTTACCATTTGTAGTAACTGTAATATCTGTTACTGTAGCACCGATATTAGGTTCACCGCCCTTACCGATATAAATTTGTTGACCTTGCCATACAAGTGGACGTCTTTGGTTTAAATCACCCTCTACTTTTGCTTCAAATGTTTTAGCGTCATTCCACTTATATATTTTTGCCATTTCATTAATAATTTTTTCAGTATGTGGATTCTTATATTTACCATCATCATTCCACCAAACATCCATGTCTTCAGCTAAATCTTTTTCGAACTGATTACCTTGGTTCTTAACACCTCGACCACCTCTACTGCCTTCTCCAAAAGATAAGTTTACTTCATTTAGAGATAGATCATTCTTAATATCGTTAATTGTAATTACTGATTGAAAAGCACGTGTTACTTTAATGTTCTTTTTTTCACTTACCTTTTCAGATAAAGCTATAGGATCTTTTCTTTTAAATTTCTTTTGTAAATAACGATACACCTGCATGTATTCGCTAGATTTAAATATATCAGATTTTTTAGATATATCGTTTGGTGATTGAGGTATAAAACTGTATGCCATGTAACTATTTATATCTTAATTGTTAAAAATTTTGGTATTCCTCCATTAGCATGCCATACTTTATGTTTGTTTTGAAACTTAGTTAGCTTATCTGCGTCTTCTTCAAAAAAGTATTCACCGATTACTGTCTTTGTAGGATACTCTGTAACATTCCAAATCATCTTCTTACCTCTTTTAATTAATCTCTTTCTATACGATAAGGTTGTATAATCTTTATCAGGTCTAGGTCTTCTATCGCCTTTTCTGAATTGAACCTTTTGTGTTTTTCTCTTTGGCATACTATCTCCTATAATTTGAAATCACTAAACTTATCGTAAGCTGATTCAGGTGTTTCTTTTTGGTTGCTATCTACTATATTTTGAGCTGCTTGTTGTACATCATACAATCTCATTTTAGACCTGTCAACACCAATAATAAATGCTCTGTTTACAGACGGATCATTATATCTATTCTTTAACTGTTTGACTTTCATCTGACCTAATGCTTCTAACTCTTCATTTGACATTAAGGCAAACATGAAGTCGGCAGTAGCAGGTAAACCAAAACTTTCTGAGGTATCTTCCAAACCAATATCAGTTGAAACGAAACCAGTTCTAGTTGTTTGTGTTGCACTAAAGATAGGCACATCAAACTCAACAGCAAGACCTCTAAGTTCCTCAGCAATTGCTTTGATATAAAAATATGATGATATGTTACCACCTTTAAATCTACTACTAGCACAGATATTTAAATAATCAATAAAGACCATATCTGGTTTAAAACTTTTCTTTAGTGATAATTCATTTAATAAACTTCTAAAATGACCTGCATGAGCAGAAGCTGTAGGATATTCTTTGATAATTAATTTACCATTTGTCTTTGCATTAATCTTTTCAACTTTACTATCATATAGTTGTTGAGGCATAACGTGTAGGTCTTCCATAGATACATCTAATAAATTAGCGTCTATTCTTTCAGCAATTCTTTCCTCTGCCATCTCTAAAGTAATATACAACACATTCTGACCTTGTGTTAGAAAGTTACTAGCACAATGACACATAAACAAAGATTTACCAACACCTGTACCTGCAAGAGCAATATTCAAAGTTTTACTAGGAACACCACCTTTTGTAATACGATTGAAATAATCTAAATCAAATTTAAACTTTTTCTCTTTTGTATGGTACCAATCAAATCTACTTTTGGCGTCTTCGATATAATCATGCCCTACATGGTTATCGAAAGATACAGCTAATGCGTCTGATAAAATACTTGGTATAGCTTCTGGTGATCTTTTAGCGTCTTTCTTATCTAATATTTTGATACCATCTAATACTGCATTGTGAACGGCACGATCTTTACAAAACTTTTCAGTTGTATCTAATAACCATTTTGTATCAATATCATCTTCACTAAAAGTTTTTACTAGATCACGGATATGACCTAGTTCTTCCTGGTTGATATCTTTTCTTTGATTAAGTTCTATTAATAGAGTTTCTTTTGTAGGTAGATTTTTATACTTGTCAACAAATTTAAATATCTCACCAAATAAAGTTTGTTCTTCTCTTTTGACAAAATACTCTTCTTTGATAAAAGGTAAAACTTTTCTAGTAAACTCTTCGTTGTAAACTAGGTTTCTTAATATAGTTAGTTCAATTCTTTCCGATAATACTTCCACCACTTTTCACTTTCTCATCCATTAGTTCTATTAATATATCACCAATATAGTCTAAAAATTCTTTATTGTCAAGCTCCACTTCATATGGATTTTGCAATATATCATAATCAAACTTCATTGGCAACAGCCCGTCTTCATTTTCCCTATCAGCAAATTGTACTCTACCGTATTTGTAGATTACACCTTTAAAAGTACCCTCTGTCAACTTTAAAGAAGTAAACTCGTCTTCTTCTCGTTGTACAAAAACGTATCTTTTATTCTTCGTCTGATCCGTAGGAGAATTTTCTTTTTGTGTACTCATCAATCTTTGTTAATACCTCATCTGTAAAATATTTTTCTGGCTCAGTATTGATAGACTTACCAAAAACTTTAGTGCCATCGGATAATTCATATCTTGTAGATACTTTCTTAAAGACACCAGCTTCTTCGCCTAGTTCTAAAAGACCATAATATCTATCAAGGCCTTGTTTATAAGTTAGTCTTACATCTATTTGAGCATTTTCTTTTGTTAAACGTGATTTGTAATTTTTACAATGAATGATATTTCCAACTACCTCGGTGCCGTCTTTTTCTTTTCTTTTACCAAGATATACAATTGATGAGGCTGCGTATTTTAGACCTGAGCCGCCACCCATTTCTTTTTGTGGGAACATAGAACCAATAACATCATAAGTGTGATTGGTCATTATCATAGGTATATTTGCTTTACCTAATTTAAGTGTTAAAACTCTAAATGTAGATTTGACTATTTGTGATCTAGTCATATCTCTTGTTTCTTTACCAGCAGCTGTATCTTCCATTTCTTTTGTAGTTGATAACATACCTAAACTATCTAATACAAACATTAATGGTTTTCTTTTGTCTTCTGGTTGTTCTAAGTATTTGTCAATAATTTTGATTGCTTGATTTCTAAATTCTTGTACTGTTGCAACTGGCACTATCACCATTCTTTGAGCGTCAACACCTCTGCCTTCAATCATGTCTTTAGATATTGCACTTTCAGATTCAAAGTAAATAACACCTGCGTCTGGATGTTTCTCTAAAAATGATTTACAAATACCTAAGGCAAAAAATGTTTTACCTGTTGCAGCTTCACCTGCTATTGCTGTGATTTTATTTCCTGGCATACCACCGAAAATACTACCAGATAATAGAGCATTGAAAGAATAGGAACCTGTATCTACAAATGATGTTACATCTGCACCATCAACACCCTCACTTACTAGTGTTGCATATTCATTTCCTGTTTCTTTAATTATGTCTTTTAGAAAGTTGCTCATATTCTTGTTTCTCCGTTTCTGTATAACTTATAGTATACCATTTTATCCCAATACTATAACATGTTTCTTTAATATTGTCAAGCTCCTGAGGTGGAAAGTGATGTGTCATATATTTTCCATGTTTATAAACTGTTATCATCACAGACTATTTCTCTCCATCTCTACTCCAGGATAGTAAGGAACTCTTAAATCATTAAAGAATAAGGTTTGTGTTAATCTCTCTTCGCCTGGTTTTAAATCAAAGTTTGCACCGTGGAACATACCACCATCAAATGCAACCATACTATTAAAATTAGAACCAAATGTCGCAATCTCTTCATATAATCCATTGTTATAATCTAAAGCTTCTCTATATTGAGTTGTTGCTTGTTTGGTTTTATAATATTTAAATTTTTCTTCTTGTTTGCCACCTAAGATAGTGCCCTCTTTTTTAGGCATATACAAAGAAGTACCAGATTGTGATTTACCTGGTGTTAAATATATCAATACTGTTAAATGGGAACTTTCATCTAAATGCACCCAACCTTTACCGTCTTCAGCTATATCATCATAATGTATTTTTTGAAAATTCATAGCACATTGGTAATCAATATCTTTTACAAACTTACCATAAATCATTCGTAATACTTTATTACACACATATTGGAAGAAATCTCCATCCACTTCGTGTAAATGTAATGTTCTTGCACCAGGATAATGTCCTGATTCTGGTCTTATATATTCTAAACTATTTGCCCACTCATAAACTTGTTGTGGATTTTCATAAAACCTATGTGTATGATATGTTGGAAAATACATTATACTTCTTTGATACCGTTAAATTCTAAATTAAATGATATAATTGTTTTTGTAACATCACTATCAATCTTTGGCGATCTATGTATAACAAAACTAGGAAAGATTATAATATCTCCTTCTTTAGCTTCTATTTGTGCCGTTTGTATTTCTTTGTCTTGTAAATAATGATTTACTAATTCCGTTTTTGATGATCCTTCTGGTAGTTGTAAGTAATAAACACCTGTGTAATTATCACCATGTATATGCCAACCATGTGCGTCATTTTGATTATACTGTTGATACCATAATGCTTTTATTTTTGCCTTTTGATATAACATAAAATTAGCACACTTATTAAAGTGGTTTTGTAAATATGGTTTTAGTAAATCTACCCAAGGTCTATTATCAAAATCTGTATTATTATCCCAATCACATTTTGATATGTGATATTCCCAATTCTTATCTATTTTTTTCTCTACCGGATTATCTGACTTATCAATTAAATCAAGTAAATTATCTTTAAGTAAATCATGTTGTTCAAACTTATCTATTAAAGCTGATATTTCTAATTTTATTTTATTCATACTTGTATGTTACAATTTATAATACTTCTTAAATTACTATTTGGTTGTTCACCTGTGTGATAATGTAAACCATTAAATATTACCACTCTTCCTTTTTTAGGTTCCACTCTTTTAATTTCTTTTAGTTCGTCAAATTTTACAGTTTTACCCTCTTCATATTTCTTATCATAAATTACTGTACAACCATCACTATCGTTAACGTAATATAATATTACAATATGATTTTCAACATTATCTATATGTGGTGTATCAACATTATCACCTCTATAATGAGCTGCTAAAGGTAATTGTAAAAAACTTCTTGCCTGTAATATTTTTTTAGGTATTAAATTTAATTTGATACATGAATGAGTAACAATATCTACAGCCAAATTTGCAAAAGGCGAAACCTTTTTATTATCTTGCATTAACATATGATAAAAACCAGGTCTTTGTTGTTCGTTACCCTCTATGGTAACATCTCTAACAAATTTATAATCAAACTTTGTATTATCAAGTAAAGTTTTTTCTATATGATTGTGGTTATAATCATTTATTAAATTGTCTATTACTTCTATTCGTTCCATTTTTTATATTGTGGATCATTTGGTACCCAGCCTTTTGGTGGATCCTGATAATCCTCACTCCTCATTTTGTTCCATATCATATCAAATACATCATTTGCACTTAATGGTGTTACAGCAAAACCATCATTTCTTTGTAAACGGCCTTCAAAATCGGCAGCCATCTTTTCTATTTCTTCTCTATTGTATTGTATCTTACGTTGATAATCCCAATACTCTTTTAAATTTAGGTAATCTTTTTCTGTTATCATGTTCATATTAGAAAGCCCAAGTTATAAAACTATATCGTGTTCCTTCGGTTACCTCTTTTACTTTATGTGGATATAAGAATATTGACGGAAATATCAATATGTCTCCTTGTCGCAATTTTATTTCATGCTCATCACCAAATAAAAAGTTACCACCTTTGTAATCATCATTTAAAACTCCTAATATACTTAATACAGGAATACCTTTTCTATCACCATCAAATATAGAATGTATATGGTCGTAATGCGTTCTCATCTTTGCATTTACATATCTATTAAATCTGACAGGACTATATCTAGTTACCAAATATTTAGTCTTATCGGCATCAAAAAATTTTTCTTTTGTGTAATCATTAATAGCTTTTAATATATATGGATGTAGTTTTTCTTGTAAGACTTCATCTGACATATACACATCTAATTCTTTTTCTTGTTCACTTTGATAACTATTATTTACATTTTCATGCCACTCATGTTTTTTCCAATCTCTTTGTGAAATAGAATTTACAATATATTGGCAATCTTCTTTTGGTAAATAGTTAGCTGTAAATATAAAGTCTTCTAAGTTCTTCATCTTACAATTTCAGTTTCACTTTCAGTTACAATAACAACTCTAGCACCACAAGAAAGCAAAGGTTTATCATTACCGCCATAAAGAACGGATGACGGACCATGTATCTTAACTTCGTGGCAATAGGTATTTTTTGTACCTTGTTTAACTGTAATAACTGGATCATCTTTTCCATGTTTTTTATTACTCCGTATTACGTGTTGGTTTACGTGTATATAAGTTTTCTTTTTTCTCATCTTATTATATCTATATTTGCCTCTTTTGACCACAATTCTAATTCAGTTCTTAAACGATCATCTGCTTTTAAATTATTAAATCTTTTTGTTGCAAGTTTTTTCCACCATAAAATAGTATTTTCAAAACTAAATCTATCGTAGTTTTCTGCCTTTTTAATTGTATCTGTTTTACCATTTACAATATCAACAAAGTTTTCTACACCATAATTAGAAACATAAAATCTTTTTCTTTCTGTTAGTTTTAAAGCATTTGCAATTGTAGATTTAAACTTTACTAAATCATCACCGTTTAAACTTCTTTTTAATAAACCAATCACAGCTGTTGTCATTTTAAGTTTACGACTTGACGCACCAGCTGGCACTAAAAGACCAACTCGTTCTTCAACATAATTATTTAAATCTCTATATGGTTGACCATGCATTAACGGAATAAATTTACTATCAGTTACACCTTTAAATCTTAGATATGGTTTCATACCATCATATTGACTAGATGATTTACTAGAACCATACAAACTTGTAGTTTCAAACATAACTAAGTTCATATTATATTTTTTATCTAGTATATCTTTTACTTTGTGTGAACAACAAATAGCTGCCAATAGTTTACCACCCAAATAATTATAACCAAATGGCTGTGTAGGTACAATTGTAAAACCCATAATGGCAGTTTTGTTAAACTGTTTCAAATCAGGCACTTGACCCAATACTTGATTTCTAGGAGCTGAGTTGATTACAGGAGAACCAAAACGAATAAAACCAATAATCTTGCCTGTGTTTTTTTCTTTAACTAATAACTTTAATTCTTTACCTGGAATACTTGGCATATTAGTATGACTTGATGTCATATTTAATAATGTAACATAACTTGTACCATCAGTAGGCTCATATACTTCAAAGTCCATGTCTTCAGGTGACATAGTAAAATCATTAAATAAATCTTCTTCAGGTCCCATGCCTGGTAGAGAAGATGATACAGTATCTTCCAATTGTGCCAACTTTTGATCTTTCATGTATTGGTCTATTCTTTCAAACTGACCAAAATAGTCATTGAAAATTTTAGCACAATACAAAGCGTCTGCTGGTTCTAGTTTAGTTAGAGTCTTCGCCATTCCACATCCATAATAATAATGCTGGTATTATAACACACAAAGCTGAGAAAGTCAATGCCATACATAGACTCATACTTCATTCCCCCAATAATCCCAACCACTTCTCGTCTTTTTTCTTGCAAATAATTCAATATAAGGGCCTGCGACAAGTTGTTCTATTTGTTCATGCATTAAAGGTTTTTCACTATGTCTTTTTCTTTGTTCAACTACTAACTGAGGTACAGATTTAGATATTCTTTTTGGTCTACCCTTTGTAGCTAATAAACACATTTCAGGATTACCTCTTGTCCAATATCCTAGACCTGTAAAAAAACCTAGTTTATTTTTATTTGTTTTTGCCCAAGTAAAACCTACTGTCTTAAACTTAAAACCCCAGGCGTCTATAACTTTAAACGCCTGGTCTAATAGTGGATCGCACACCCACATTAATAAGACTGAATCAGGTTTAGCAATATCGCTAACAGGTAAATTACAGATATCAGTAAGATTGAGCACATTATAATGTTTCTCAGGACTTCTATCTTTTCCTTTTTCAGACCTAGTTTTAAACTGCCAAGGTGGATCTGCATAGATCACTCCATATTGTTTATTTGGGAACATTTTGTAAGTTGTTAATAAAACTATCGCTTGTATCATCACCAATCTCACCAATTGGCAACCAATTAAAAGCTATAGAATATCTTGTCATGTTGCTTTCGTTTGTTTCTATTTTATGGTATACTTCACTAGGGAAGAATATGATCGTATCAGTTTCAGGTACAATTGTAACTTTATCAGAATTGTTTTCATTATAATCAAGTACCTGTAATTGAAATCTTTGTACATCAAAATTTTCAAATGTAATACCACCTGATTTTTTTGGCACATCTACATAATAAACACCAGACCACATACAATTATTATGATTATGAAAATTACTAGATTGGCCAGGTTCACTCTTTGCAATCCATGATCTAACAATCTCAAATTTATTTTTATATCTCATTACTTGGTGTTTAAATGTATAAAATTCTTGCATTATTTTATTTTTTAAATGCAATAAGTTTGGGTGTTCTAATACATTTTTTTCATGTGAGATATGTGATATATCTCTTTGTTCACCACCACTACCAGAATATGTGTAATCTAAGTTTTGTAAAAGCTGTTTATAGATATCCCTATCACGGTCAGAAATACCTAACTTGTTTTCATAAATTGTTTTACCAAATAATATCATCCGAAAAATGCCTCTAAACTTGCCTTTGGTTCATGTTCCCACCCGATAGCATTTAATATAAATCGCATAGGGTCAAGGAATGTTTTTTCAAATTGTGTTTCATAATCTACATACTGTTTTAATTTAAATTCAGTTGGCAATGTACTAATATAACTGATAACATCAAACTTAAATGGGTTTGCTTCTTTTAGTTTTAGAAACTTAATCTTATCACCCTCTTGTATATAAGGATACTTTGTACCTAATTTAAATTGTTTTAGTTGATGATTATATATCAACGCACCTTTGACATGTATTGGTGTGCCTTTGATAAAGATACTGCTTGATGACATATACTTTTTAAGATTGTTACAACTTCTAGGAAAGGCAATAGCTTCAGGTTCTAGTTCGTTAAATTCTTTTCTAAAGTCTGCAATAAATTTATGTAGATCATCCTCTGTTTTACCCATAATAATTTTAATTGCTTCTTTAATTTTACCACGACAAACTTGTGGTGTGCTAGACTTGACTGCTTCTATGCCCATAAGTTTTAACTTTGGATCTGCAAGTCTGACGCCTTCTTCGTCTAGCACGTTGAGCATATATCGTTTCTTAGCAACCCATATACCCTTGTTAGCAATAACTTCTCGTTTCATCACCATACAATTTTTAAATGCGTTAGTGTAAGAAGCTAATTCATCAAAACATTTTGCAATATAAGGTTCGATTTTATTATCACACACCTTACCAATAAAATCTGTAATTTGTTGGTCATCTTTTCCTTCACAAGTTTTTTGTACTAACTTATCAAGTGTAACATAGATACTATCAGTATCAGACGCAACAATATAATCTACTTGACCTTTTGTTTGTAATATATTGTTTAGATATTCGTTAACTTTCTTCTCAATAAATCTAATAATAAATTGACCAGCAGTTGTAATACCACTTGCCTGTCTTACATCATAATATCTAAAGTATTGATTACCTACTGCACCATAAGCTGAGTTCAATGCAATCTTTCTTGCCCATTGAATATTATGACACCTTGCAATCTCTCTTACAAGTTTAGGGTCTTTTGTTTTTTCATATTCTTTCTTTGCCTTTAACATACGTTTCTTATAAATGACACGTTCATTGTACATTGTTTCCATCATTTCAGGTAAGAAACCTTGACTATCGTTTTTAAATTTTGCACCGTTTGGTGTTAGACAAGCACCCTCTGTTTGAAGATAATTAAGTGGTACTTTCATATCAATCATTTTATTTACATTAACACCATGTGAAGATTCGCCTAGTATTTTTTCAGGCGAAATATTATATTGTATAATGATATGTGGATATAGTGAATTGATATCAAAAGAAGTTACCCATTTATGTTGACCAACTGTAGGTTCTTTTACATAAGCACCCTCATATTTTGTTTCTTTACTATGTTCTTCCCTTGGTGGCACACATATATTTTTCTTCATCAAATGGTTTGCGATCAAAGTATCCCACACTCTAACTTGTGAAAATATATCATCATAATTTACTTTACTTTCATAAGCTACAGTTAATGACAAGTCAATAAGACCAAGTTTGTCTTCTAATGCGTCAACAATTTCAACGTCTTGTATATTGTAATCAACAAATGATTGAAAGTCTTTTGTGTACCAATCTTTAAATGTATCATAACCTGCGTCATCTTTACCACGACCAAGTTCTAATTCACCAATGAAATCTAGTTTGTAACTTTCTTGTCTTGCTGGTATAAACCATTTGTATAAATCTAAGTAATCTAAATTAACAATACCATATAATTGATAGATAGTTTGTGGTCTACCTCTTACATGTATTTCCTCTCTATTGATTAGATTCCAAGGCGACATTCTATTTGCCACTTTATCTCCAGCTAGTAATCTAATTCTATTCATCAAATAAGGCAAGTCAAAGAATTTAGTATTCCAACCTGTAATAATATCTGGATATTGTTTAATCCAGAATTTCATAAATTCAAATAATAATTGTTTTTCGTTTTTACATTTTATGTAAGTTACATCTGATCTATCAGTTTTAAAATCACCTACACCCCAAGTTATAATCTGTTTGTTAGATTGATTTTTTACTGTAATACAAAGTAACTGTTCAACAGGATTTTCCACATCAGGAAAACCGCCTTCACAAGTTGTTTCAATATCTAATGTAAATATTTTAATTTGATCTTTGTCCCATTTGATATCTTCAGGATATTCTGAACCGATATACTGATAGTGATATCTTTCTAAACCAAATATAGGGGAGTTTTCTGTAGCTGTATCTCTTTTAAATCTTCTAGCGTCTTTGATTGTTTTAAATTCTATAGGTTTTAGAAACTGACCTTGTAAAGTTTTATATTGTGAATGCTCTTGTGTTAATGCATAAAGAGTAGGACCAAAGTCAATCTTTTCCTTGTATTCTTTACCATTGAGAATACCACGTATCAATAATTTACCATTATGTTCAATTACATTTTTATAAAAGTTCACTTGACCTCAATTCTACAACCATACCATCTAGTTCTTTTGTTAATTCTACTTGACAACCTAATCTACTTCTACCATCAATAAAATCTTTTTCATATTCTAATAATTCAATTTCAGGACTATTATAATCTATTTGACCTAATTTGTCAACCCATTCACCTGTCAAATAAACATGACAAGTTGCACAAGCACAAGTTCCACCACAGGTAGCAGGTATCTCTTCTATAGGCACATGACTATGAAACTTAGCAGCTTCCATAATAGTCGTACCTTCAGGTACCTCTACCTTTATTTTAGAGCCGTTTCTAACAAAGTAGATTGTTACCATTAAACTTTTGGTACAATGTTCTCTGTTATTAGCTCTGATTTTGGTGTAATGATGTTACTTGTATTTGCCGTGTATGAAGCTAATATCTCGTCTTTTGGTTTTACACTAGTTACCACTTTGTCCTGTGATATTGTGATTTTGTCTTCACTCGTATAGGGCATATACGGCGTCATCATCAAACTTACAGGTTGGCCTGGTGCTTTCTGTGTGGGAATAATAACACATGGTTTGTTTAACACATAATTACCCATTGTGTCTTTTTCGACTTTAGATATTACATCTTCACCGGTTGTTAATCTTAATATTTTTGTTTCCATAATTTACCTTTCACTATAATATAACACAAAATTGACAATTAGTCAATGCTGTATTTGGTTGTAATAACATATTTTCTTTGAGGATTGACCATAACGTTCAATCTATTCATAAATGCACGGTCCATAAGAATTAAAGTTCTCTCATCTCTATCGTCCAATGTGAATTCCACGTCATTATAGACGCCTCCAGCAAACTCCACGTCTAGCTTCACAACGTATCTGGTCTCGTCATAATCACGTAATCCGCCTACGGAAATCTCTTCCTTACGTACAATTTTAGAGGTTATAGTCTTATCTAACAAAGTCCATGTTATTTCATTTCCATTAATTTTATACTTGTCTGCATGTATAACTGGCATGCCAGAGTTACCAGTATCAAACTTAGCTACAATTTCTCCAAATGGTTTAATGGTGACCACTTCTTTATACCCACATTCTGTAGGTACGGAAAATCTATTCTCTTTATTTGCGAAGTGTTGTATAACTTCTTTTGCAATATTCATACCAGTAGCGTCTTCAATACCCTCTGTTCCTGGAGAAGAGTTAACTTCTAACATAAACGGTGGTTCTTTTGTTCTATTTTTACTTGGTATAAAATCTACTGCCGTCCAAAAACCACCTACTGCTTTTGCGGCTTTTAAACTTTCTTTTATTTCTAATTCTGTTAATTGTATTTTTTCTGGTTTTGAACCTTGTGATACGTTTGATCTGAAATCTCCTTCAATAACTGGTCGTTTCATAGTTGCTAATACTTTACCACCTAATACTAAAACTCTCACATCATAATCTGTTTTGATATATTCTTGTATTAATAAATCTGCGTCTTCATCTTGTTTATGTATTAACTGTATAATAGAATCTAAACCTTTAGCACTATCAACAAATAAAACACCAACACCTTTACTACCTCGTAAAGTTTTTAAAATTAATGGAAACTTTATATCAGAGTTATCAACAATCTCATTTGATTTTTCTGGATCATTTATTAGAACAGTTTTTGGTTGTGTTAAACCATAATCTGCAAGTCTAAGTGCTGTTCTATATTTGTCAGCACACATATTAATCGTTGTTCTAGGATTAATAACAGTTACATTAGCTCTTTCTAAAATGGATACAAAATCCATCCAGCTATCTTTCCTTGTAATACTACCACGTATAATAGCAACAGTATTTTTATCTATATCGAAACCTTTTTTATCATCTTTGTTATGAAATTTTCTTTGTCCGTTTTCAAATGTAGAATAACCACCAGTAAGTTTAAACAGATAGTGTTTGTAACCTAACTTATCACATTCTTCTTTTAATCTATCAGCAGTATGAAATGTTTTTGCCTGTTCTGGTTCGTCTGTAATAATTAACAAACGCAAAAAAGGTTTATCACCTTTAGCTTCTGATATAAAATCTGTAAACTTTGGTACTTGCATTATTAATTAACAGTAGCGGGTTTTTCTTCCTCAACAACTTTTTTACCAATATTATATTTGGCTGTTAAGTTCCACTCTTTCTTTTCCTTAAAAGGTAAAACTTTTATTTGACTTAATGGTGCTTTGTTTTCTGCTTCAGTAGGTTTTACTATATCAATTAGTCCCCAATCAGATAATAAAATAGCAATTGTGTTTCTTCTTTGAATATCGTTTTCAACTAAAGTTGCTTTTTTACCATCTAATGCAAAAAGTTCCTTAAAGTGTACTATGTAATATCTACCTTGTTTATGTAAAATATGACATGATTGATAAAGTGTTTTATCTTTTCTACTTGCTACACCAATTCTGGTTAGTGTTTCTCTAATTTTTAAAAAATCGTCTGGTTGTTTGATAGTTACCTCTAACATACTATCAGACGACCATGATATCTCTTCATTCATTTTTTGTTTCTCCCGCCTTTATTTAAAGACTCTTTTATATGTTCAATTTGTTTATCCGTTAGTATATCCAGAGCTTGTTTTGCTTTAACATTACTGTATCCATAATACTCTTTCACATACTCCATATCTCTCAACTTGGCTTGTGATAACCACTTACCACCAAATCGCTTCTTTTTTCTAATACTATTTATGTAAAAGTGAAACTGTAATTTCTTATCTAAGAAGTGGAAACCATTCATTTCATTGGCAGCTGCCAAGGTATCATAATGCATGGATAAACATTTATTGATTATAAAAGGCGGATACTTTTTAGTCCACGTTTTATCTTCCGTATCTAATAAATTCTCTTTTGTAAAATTAATTGCATTTAAATAATCTTTCAATTCGTACATAATAACCTCAAATAAATTTAGGACCTTCTAAAAAGAAAGCCAAGCTTTTTCTTACACCAGATGTTACCGGTTTTACTCTATGTAATATATAGGATTTAAATAATATAATATCTCCTGGTTCAGAAAATTCTTTAATGTGTGTAATCTCACCTGTGTTTAATTCAAAATCACCACCCACATAAGGACTATCTGATAGATTTACCAAAGCAGTTAGTT